GGACGAAGTGGAGGGCGGCGGTCTGCCTGGAGGCGGGGGCGGTGCATCTCAACCCGCCGACCGACCCGGCCTACAACTTTTATAGGCGGTCCGTGACGAATCAATATTTTTTTCAGAAGCATGGAATCCACAACGTGATTAACAGGTTTGCCTGATGCCGACGAGAAAACTGGGGTTCAGCGCGTTGCTCACGGCGGTCTTCACACGGCTGACGACTCACGCCCTGACGAGCGCATACGCATTCTACAACCACGTGCCCGAGAACACCTCCTATCCCTATCACGTCATCGGCAAGATCATGGGAGTGCGCTCGGCGGAATTCGAGACACGCGACACGGAGGCCGAGGATAATGCCTTCCAGGTCGATACCTGGATGGACAGGACTTCGGGACTGGGGGACAAGGCTTGCGCCGACAGGATGATCAACATAATTCAGGCATTAACTTCTTCGGCCCTTTCTTTCTTGGGGTATAATGCTATACATCTCTACTTGGATTATGCGGAAATCATGCTCGACCCGGACCATCCGGAGCTGCTTTTGAGGCACGGGGTTCTGCGATTCAGGCAGGATATGTCTCCGGCGAGCTGAACGAAGATCATCGGGGGGCGTCCCCCCCCGAGATCGATAAAATACGTAGGAGGTAAAAAATGCCTACAGCAGGAAAAACAGGAGTTCTGATGACCCTCTCCGTCGAGGGTTTCGCGCTGGCCGAGAGTCGCGACTTCGCACTCACGCAGGGCCAGGAGGAGATCGACCTCACAAACCGCGATTCCAACTGGTGGAAGGAGTCAACGCCCGGATTCAGGGATTGGACGATCAGCGGCGGCGGGCTTTACATCTACAACGATCATGCCCGGCAGCTCCTTGACTGGCACTGGCATGACCGAACGCCGTCCTTTCTGACCATCATCATCACGATGGCCGACGGGACGGTCACGAAGACGGGCGAGTGCTACGTGACGAACATCACGTATCCCGGCCCGCACGCCGGCGCGGCGGAGATCAGCTTCGCTCTTCGCGGCACACATGCCCTCACGATCTCGGCGAGTTAAGACGCCGGAAGGATGATGTATCGTGCCGGTTAAGTCTGTTCCTATCCAGCTGGACAAAAGACGGCAACTTCGTTTCGATTGGAATGCTTACGCCAAATTGCAACGCGAATGCGGGCTGTCCATAATTGATCTCCAGAAGTTTATAGTTCTTGCGACTGAGCCGGGAATGCTGTTGCCCCTCTATGAGTTGCGCGGTTTTATTTGGGCCGGGCTTCTAGATGAAAGCCCCGACATCACCCTGAAGGAAGTGGGGGACATGCTTGATGAGCATTTTATGGAGGGGAAAGAGGAGATTGCAAAAAGCCTATTCGAGGCTATCATGGAGAGCTCTTTTTTCAAGGGCATGGAAAAAAAAGCGCAGGGGCCGAAGCTGACGACCATAAAGAAGAGGACTGGAGCACGAAGGATTACATCGGAGAAAATTACAAACTTGCCCTTAGAATAGGGCTCCGGCCCATGGAGTTCTGGAAGCTGACGCCGGTCGAACTCGCCGAAATGGCTGCTGCGTACTATGAGAGGCGAAGAGAACGAGAGAAGGAGGAATGGAGACGCGTGGCTTTTCTGGCGTCATGGATTATCAACACGGCCGGAAAGGTCTATACGCGAGATATCAACGCAGAAGAGCTTGTCAAGTTCAAGGATGAAGTCCAGAAGGAAGAGATTAGGCCATTAGACCCGGAAGAGAGGAAACGACAAGCAGATGAGTCGTTTATGTGGCATAAACAGAAGGCTTGGGTGCTACTCCAGGTGGGCGAGGACGGGAGAATAAAGATATTTGACGAGGCGAAATTGAGGGAGCTCAAGGAACGATACAGAAAGAGCAATTAAGATGAGTAAAATTGCCGAACTCTTTGTTGTCATTGGTGCCAAACTTGACAATTTTAACAAGGGCATGTCCGATGCCCAAAAAGCAATGTCTGGGCTGGGGGCGGCCGGTGAGGGCATCTCATCTAAGCTCGGGGGGCTTTGGAAACAATTTGCATTTGGACAAATAGCCGCCAATGTCTTAACGAAAGGGGTTGGATTCCTGAAGAATTCCCTAGCCGATTCTGTCAAATCGGCGATGGAATCCGAGGACACGCAGCGGGCACTTGCCTCGGCGCTTGAGACGACCGGAAGAAAGGTCAATGCCATGCTCCCCGGATTGATAGATTTTGCCAAGGAACTTCAAAAACAAACCATACAAAGCGATGAAGCCGCGCTATCCGCGCTTGCCCTTCTAGCCCAACTGACCAATCTTAATGAGGAAGGATTGAAAGTCGCCGCGCAGGGTGCCGCCGGTATGGCGACGGTCTTCAAGATGGACCTGGAAACCGCAGCCCGAAATGTTGCCAAGGCGATGGAAGGCAACTATACCATGATGGGGCGTTATATCCCACAACTCAAGGACGCTAAGACCGAGGGGGAAAAACACGCCATCGTTATGCAGACAATGGCGGAATGGTACGGACGCGCCACAGATGAGACAACTACTTTCAGCGGTTCACTCAAGCAACTCGGCAATATGTGGGATGAGGTAAAAGAGGCGGTCGGACGGGCGGTCACGGAGAATGAGGCAATCAAGGATTTGATTGCCAGAGTCAAAGACGGCATTGTCGATTTAATTGAATCCGGCAAGATCGCCGATTGGGCAGACAAGGCGGCAGGCTTATTAAGTACTCTGGTCAAGACATTTGAAACCATTATTGACGTTGTTGGGGAAGCCACAACTGGGTTCCAGATGCTTTCAGGTTCCATGCCGGGCGATAAATTTCTGAAGATGAATAAGGACCTCTGGGAGCAGATTCAGGCCGGGAAAAAGGCAGTTGACGATTTTAGGGAATCGCTGAAGGTATTAAAGCCCACGGAAGAAGAGCTGAGGACAGAGATCGAGAAGGGACCCGCATCCTGGGAGAAATACAAGACGGGAATTAAGGCAACCGATGACCAACTTGCCACGAACAAGGATACCATTGTCGGATGGATGGGTGAAAAACTCAGGGCCATCGGTCTTATTAAAGATGCAACGAAGGCAACCGAGGAGGAAAAACCAGTCATTGAGACCGTAACAACCAGGATTAAGACCTTTGCCCTCGAACACCGTGACCTCAATGATACCATCCAGGCGGGCATCAATCTGCAAAAACAGATCGCAAAGGACATAGAATTTTATAGCGAAACAATCATAGATACGGCCATCCCCGCTTCTCGTGATCTAGGCGATGCCATTAGCCAAGCTGCCGGAACGATTCCTGATATTGCCGAGGAAGCCAAAACCACTACTGTGGAAACGAAAGGCTATTTCGACGGCCTTTATAACAACGTAGCGAAGGGATTCGGGGATGCGGCATCGGGCCTGATCGGCGAGATCTTTGACGGGATAGATATTTTGCACGGGAAATTCTGGGAGGGCGGGCTCGATTTTAAGAGAATCTTTCAGGATGTTTGGGATACGATTAAAAACGCTTTCTTTACGATGATCGGCGAGATGACGGCGGATTGGGTACTTGACAAATTCAAAAAGCTATTCGAAGAAATAAAAAAGTCCGGAAGCGATGCGGCATCGGGTATAACTGGCTCGATGAAGGATGCGGCATCGGGTATAACTGGCTCGATGAAGGCCGCCGCCGGGGCGACGGCCATCGCCTTTCTCGGAGCGATCGGGATGATCGTCGGTGCCTTCACGGCCTTCATCGTCCTTATCAACGCCCTGAGCACGATGAAAAAACTGACCGCCGAGGATCGGAAGGAGTTCGATAAGGCCTACAAGGAAATGCAGGCCGCGAAGGGTATCATCGTTCCTACCGAATTGCCCAAGAAGCGGACGGCTGAGGAGACTGAGGTCGGAGGTTACCAGCGCGGCGGTATCGCCTGGCGTCCGCAATTGGCAAGAGTGGCGGAGGTTGAGCCGGAGATTATTGTGCCGCTGCGGCAATATCAACGGAGACTGGCGGGCGCATATAGTAAGCCGGATACGGGTGTAGGCGGCAGTGTTGTCATAAATTATGCGCCCCAAATCTCAGCGATGGACTCCCAGGACGTGTACCGGTTCATGGCGACCAAGGGACGGGAGGCGCTGGAGAAGATAATCAAAGAGAACGTGCGCGGGATAACTCGAATCATAAGCGCCGAAACGGGGAGATACTGAGATGGGAGTTCCGGCTTATCTCTATCAAGATTACGTGAAGGATTTGGCCGGGGCAAGCATAACCATAACGAATGAAAACGCATCATACCCCACTGAGAATCTCCAGGACGAGCAGATCGCCCTCGTTTGCCGGACGACGGCGAAAGTCGGGATTAAGTTGCAGTTCACGCTCGGCGCGGCGGCAGCGCTAAAAATGTTCTACATCGGGAACCACAATTTTTCCGGCGGCACCTTTGACATCAACAGCTATACGGCGGCGGATTTCACAACCGGCAAGACGGTGGTAGAAACCAAAACGATCCGCGCGCTCGATGTTTTCCATTATGAGTCATCGGCCCCGGCGAGTCGGCAATACTGGGAGTTCGACTTCACGAATGCGACCTCCGCCGCCTCGTATTTCTCGATAGGCCGGGCCATGCTTTATACGGATTGGGTCGCCCTGACCGCGGTTGAGGACTATCAGCGCCTGCGGGGTTACGGTTTCCGAAACATCATCAACGAGACCTCCTTCGGCGTGCGATGGATTCACCGCATGACGGAGAAAAGGGAACGGTTCGGCCTGGCGTGGAAGGCGAGAATTCAGGCGACCCATGCGCTTCCGGCGGAAATGAGGACACTTTACGACACGGCCTACGGTGATGCGTATCCTTTCCTTTTTGTCCCGGATATCGCGCTGACAGACTGCTATTATGTCTATATTGAGGACAGCGAATTGAAGTGGGTTGATGTTTTCGGAACCGGCGCCGTATTCGACATCGGCTTGAATCTCATCGAGGCCGTACGGGGAAAGCTCTGATGTCTTTCGCCACGGAAGTCGCGAAGCATGTCAATGCCCCCGTCGTACTCGTCGATATTTATTTCAACTCTGGAACTCGTTATTATTCAAATACTTACGTTAATGTTTACAAAGGAAAAATCCTCAACCTTCCGCAAATTCTGACATCCATAGGCGATGTGAAGCGGACATACGAGAAAAACAGGATATCCATAATCTTCAACGATTCGAACTATGAATTTCGGGGGCTGGAAGCGACGGAGACCGTCGGTTTCCGGAATGTCCGCGTCGTCGCCAAGGTGGGGTTCAGCGATGGCTCGACGCTCACCACTTCCACGCTCTTTGACGGTCAGATATACGACTACAAAAGACTTGACGATTTGCGCTATCAGATTGATATCGAGGAGAAGGGGAAAAATCTGGATAATGAATATCCTGATAAACGGGTTGAATTAACGGACTACCCGAACGCGCATCACACAGCGCTGGGCTGGGTCGTTCCGATAGTCTTCGGTACGATATCCGCGAACGGCCTATCGAACGACGGGGCCTATGGCATGCCCTCGTTGAGCCTCCAGACTGGACTGCCTTTTGTCAAAACGACGCAGGATGCGGAACAGCATCTACTTGGCATTGATAATTCGGGTTCTGGAGCCTTATATGCGCACCGCGTGTACATAGACGGCGTGCTGAAGACTGAGGGCGTCCACTACAGCGTCGATTCCTGGATCGTTGACGGGGTGAGGCATTCCTATATTCAGTGGGTCGCCGGCGTACGGCCCACCGAGGTCAATTTTATAAGCGCCGACGTAGAGGCGACGAGACAGCGCCCGGTCTATATGATTTATAATTTCCTGAAAGCTTTTTGCGGCTATGTCACCGGTGATTTCAACGCTACCTCCCTGAGCTACGCGTATACGATAGAGGCGGCCAGGAACTACTATATGGACGGCGCACTCTGGCAGAAGGCGACGCTCCGCTCCATTCTCGACTCATGGCGGGACGAGTTCGAATTCGACCTCTACTGGGATAAAAACGGGTTGATCTGCATAAAATATCTAAGTGTGGCGTTTGATTCGGGAGCAAATCATTATTACGATTATCTCGACATCTTAAGGGGCTATGAGTCGAGCCCCAAGATCGACGAAATCCTCAACTATCTGAAATACGGCTACAATTACAATTATTCCAAAACTTACTTTTACAACTATGGGACGAAGCAGGACACGGCAAGCCAGACGAAATACGGGGCGACGTTCAAGGAATTCAAGGGCTTTTATTTCGCCCGCGCATCAGCCCAGGCATATGATATTGCAGCGCGGAAAATAATCAGATTGAAAGACCCACTCTGTCTCGAAAAATATGCTTTACCGCTCAAAACCTACCAAAACAATTTGACAGATTTAATCAGGATTACGCATTTCGAGGGCGGAGGAAGCGCCGGCCACGCTAATAGGCTGTTCCAGCTTCGCGAGTTCAATTATAATTTGGACAATTTCATAAATGAGGCATTATTTGAAGACACGACGAACTATACGGGCCGTGCCTGCATTCTGGGCGACGGCACCGCGCTGGCCGCGACCTGGGCGGCGGCGGATGCCGACGACCGCCAGTATTGCTACATGTGCAGCTCCGCGGACGGCCTGTTCTCCGATGGCGAATCCGGAAAGATGCTGGTGGACTGATGAGAGAAAAAGTGTTTCAGTGGGTAAACGATAAGTTCGGCGAGATCCATCCTAGTGACGTGTTCAATTTCAAGGAGGAGGTGGTTCCGGACAAAGAGGGCAAGATGGTCCGGCAGATCAACGTATTTATTAAAAAGAGGACGGGGATCAAAAAAGACTGGTTGGATCCTGAAGTGTTCAAGGTGTGGGTCAAGGAGCTGAAGGATATTTTTAATCCGGTCCTGGTGTTCAGGGTGATATCTTCCGAGGGCAATGAGTTGAGGTATTCCGGACATGAATCGGACGGCGTTTTTAAGGGAGTCGAGGGCCGCGTCTATCAGTACCAGTTGAGCATCCTGGCCTGGACTAAGCCGTAGGAGGAAAGAGATGGAGCAAGAGATTTTCGATAAACATTTTGCCGAGGGGTTTGGTCTGCAGGATGGCGCATACGATCCAAACCATTTTTCAATCTCGACCGGCGACGATGCGGTTTTGGACGATGTGTTCAGCTACCAGATTTACAACAAAATTAAGAACCACTGGCGCAGCGCGACGCCGCCGGCGAACCCCCAGGCCGGTATGATTTTCTCGGACTCCGACGACAATCAGCTTTATCACTGGACCGGCGCGGCGTGGGTTGCCATCGGAGGGGGGGCCCCCGTCGGGGCGTCCTATGTGGTGATTGCGCTCGACGCGACGCTGACCTCGGAGCGGGTCCTGACTGGCACGGCGAATCAGATAACCGTGACGGACGGTGGGGCGGGAACCACCGTCACTTTAAGCATCCCGAGTGGCGCGATTCTCAATATAGATGACATCCAGGGCACGACTGAGGT